GTTACAGATATTACAACAGCTAACAACAGGGGAAGGACGGAAGCCATGGGCGTGACGCTGGAACGGGACCCGGAGAGCGGACGGATCGTGGTCACGGACAGCAACGGGATCACATGGCCATACGACACCCAGCGGCACATGACCACGGAGCGGCGGGAGACTGCGCAGCAGTCCGACACGCTGCCGGCATGGCAGGCGCTGGGGATGATAAAGGGGGTCAGAGTCCGTGATAAGCTGGGGGTGGCTGATCCCGGCGGTGGTCATCGGGTGCCTGATCGGGGCGATCCTGACGGCCATACTGATGGGGAGTGATTGAATGGACGGAATTGAACCGATCCGGAAGGATAACGGGAAAATTTACTGCGGCAGCTGCCGGGCTCAGATCGTTTTCTACTGGGCCCGGAAGCCCGGGTTCTGCGCCATGTGCGGGAAGCCGATCCACTGGACGCCGGATCCGAGCGTGATCCGGCGGCTGCGGAGCTGCGTGGAATCCGCGGAGAGCACCAACGACAAGCTGGCCCGGGTGACCACATACGACGCCAGGGAGATCCTGGACATGCTGACATTCTACATGGACATTGACGGCGTAACTGGCGCGGACACGACTGAGGCCGGGAAGGACGGCGGCGACGGAGGTGACGGATGATGACGGTGCTGGCGTGGATCGCGCTGGGCGTGTGCGCGTTTGATCTGCTGTTTTTCGGCGCGCTGTATATCAAAAAGACCATTGACGACAGACGGGGCGGTGATGGACAGCGATGAATTCGGCGAGACAGGTGGAGACCATGATCGCCGCGTGGCAGGCGGACGGCCTGAGCGGCGCGGAGATCGCATGGAACACGGCGAGGGCGTGCGAGGGCTGGCCGTATGTGTTCGGCGCATGGGGCGACAAGGACCCGTGCACGATCGCGACCAGGAAGAAGCGGTACCAGTCCAACCATGACACCATCAAGACAGCGTGCCAGGTCTACATGGGCCAGAAAAGCACCTGCGACGGGTGCAAGTGGTTCCCGAACGGGGAGCGGGTGTATTCTTTCGACTGCCGGGGGTTCACCGACTACTGCCTGCGGCAGGGCGGGGTGGATCTGTACGGCGACGGATGCACCACGCAATGGAACACCGGGAGCAACTGGAGCCGGAAGGGGACCATTGACACCATGCCGCGGGGGCAGCTGGTCTGCCTGTTCCAGCGGGACCCGGAAAACGAAAAATCCATGATGCACACGGGGCTGGGGCTCGACAATGAGACCGTCGAGTGCCAGCGGGGCGTCCAGTATTTCCGGCAGCGGAACGCAAAATGGACGCACTGGGCGATCCCCAGGGGGATGGACGGCGGCGGGGTGGAACCCGTGCCGGCAGCCAAACCGACGATCAGGCGCGGGAGCACCGGCGTATATGTGACGCTGCTGCAGACGGAGCTGATCCAGCGCGGGTACGACTGCGGACCCAAAGGCGCGGACGAGATCTATGGCCCGGCCACCGAGGCCGCGGTGAAGAACTTCCAGCGGGACCACGGACTGAAGGACGACGGAATATGCGGACCAAAGACCTGGGACGCGCTGGACCATCAGCCGGATGTGCAGCTGTACACGGTTCACATCCCTATGCTGCCGCTGTATAAAGCGGAGGCGCTGATCAAATCCTATACCGGTGCATGGATGACGAAGGAAGGGGCGGATTGATATGGAAGTCTGGGACATTGTGAAAGCGGCCGGGATACCGGCGCTGCTGCTGGGCGTGATCATCACCAGCTGGGTGCAGATCGTCAGCATCAAGCGCGGCGTACAGGCACTGCTGCGGGACAGGCTGCTGCAGGGGTACAAATATTACAGGCAGCAGGGCTGGGCCGACGAGGACGACCGGTCAAACATGGAAAACATATATCTGCAATATCATCACCTGGGGGCCAACGGGGTGATGGATAACCTGCATGACAGGTTCCTGGGGTTACCTACGGACCCTCCGCGCACGGCGCAGCAGAGTCAGGCGCAGGCTGCACCGGCAGGCGTCCAGGCGCCTGGAATGAATTATACTGATGGAGGTGCACATGCATGAGGAATTGGAAACAGTGGATCGTGGCGGCGCTGATCAGGGCGGTCAGGACATTCGCGCAGACCTTCGTTGGGTTCATTGCGGTTGGGGCAGCTTTGGAGGAGGTGCAATGGCTCCGTGCACTCTCTGTGAGTGGGGCGGCTTGTGTCCTGAGTGTTCTGACAAGCCTTGCGACAGGTCTGCCGGAGGTGGATGATAAACCGGTTGTGCTGGAACCACCTGACGAAAATTAAAATATGGATTCCGTTATTTTAACGGATGGTAAAATGCTAAAATAACGATGCCCCGGGAGCTGATTCCGGGGCGCTTTTTTAATATAATCGTTCCAAGGGAAACAATAAACGAAAGGAGGGAAAGGCCGATGGGAAAGAAAAAGAAGAGGCGGAAGGCCCGGATGGAAACCGCCAAAGCAATCGCAGCGCTCATATCTAATCAATGGATCGGACAAGAACAAGGCCCAGCATACCCCGAAGAAAGATATAATACGGGCGTTCTGGTTCGAGTTTGGAGGGCAATGCTCCACCATCGCCGGTCAAAGTCGAACTTTGGCCGGCTTCTTTTAATTCATCCAGGGCGTCAATGGGGTCGATGACGCAGGTCTGGCGGCCGTCTTTGATGTTGTACAGGATGACCACTTTCCGGTCAAAGAGGAAAACGGAATTGATAAAGGTATCGATGATCTGGCACCGGAAGGCGAGATCCATGAGGTCACCGCGGGAAAAGGTGGAAAGCCAGGCGGTGACCTCTTTTTCCGTCAGCGGGATTTTCTGCTGCATGCGGAGCTTGGACAGGTCCGTTTCCGCATCCACCCGCTGGGCGTCCAGCAGTTCCATCTTCTCCATGATCCGGAGGGCGATATTCTTCGGGGCGAAGGTGAGCTTTTCCAGCAGGGCGGAGGATTCATCCTTCAGGCGCCGGATCGTACGCTCCATGTCCCGGATCCGGGAGTTATCAATATCGGCGTTATAGCATTCCACCACCTGGCGGGCGATAAGGGGAAGCCGGTCCGGGCGGAGGATATATTCAACGGTCTGCTCACAGATATACCATTCGATGAAATCCTTCTTCTCCGACTTTTTCCGGCAGTTGGCGGCCTTCCGCTTATGGGCGGCACAGGAATAGTAGATATGGCGTTCGCCGGTCATGCTGGTGCCGCAGTCGCCGACCATGGGAGCGCCGCAGAGACCGCAGAACATCTTTCCGGAAAGAAGATACTCCACGGGAGATCTGCCGGCGGCCGGGGCGCGGCGGTTCCGCTCCCGGCGGGCGAGGGCCTTCTGATAGATATCCTCCGGCACGATGGGCGGACACAGATCCGGCACGGTGACGCCGCCGTAGGAATACTGGCCGATATAGGCCGGATTCGGGATCACGCGGTCAAAGGTGGCCGGGCGGAATTCATGGCCCTGGCGGGTGCGATATCCGCGGGCGTTCAGATCCTCCGCAATCATGGCGAGACCCTGGCCGGAAGCATAGCGCGTATAGACTTCCAGAAGGACCGGAGCCCAGCGCTCATCCGGGACCAGCTTATGATCCACGACTTTATAGCCCATGGGCGGAGCGCCTCCGGGGAACCAGCCTTTCTTGATGGATTCCTGCTGACCGCGGCGGATGTTTTCGGAGAGGTTGGCGGAATAGTATTCCGCCAGGGCTTCCAGCATGCCCTCCAGGATGATGCCTTCGGGGGTGTCGGTGATGTTCTCCATGACGGAGACCACGCGGATGCCGTGCTTCTTCAGGATCCGTTTATACATGGCGGAATCATAGCGGTTCCGGGCAAAGCGGTCCAGCTTCCAGACGATCACGACCTGGAACTGATGCTTCTCCGCGTCGCGGATCATGCGCTGGAAGTCCGGGCGGTCATCGGATTTGCCGGTGAGGGCGCGGTCGATGTATTCGCCGATGACACGATAGCCGCATTTTTCCGCGTAGGCATAGGAGTCGTGGAGCTGGCCTTCGATGGATTGCTCGGTTTGGGAGTGGGAGGAATAGCGGGCGTAGATGACCGCATTCAAAGTTTCAGCAATCATGAGATCCTCCTTCCGGAAGAGGGGCTAAATGTGGGATTTCCTTTTTCTCAATGGAGACGGGACGCAAAGTAATATCATCAGTATTCAGGAAGATATCTTTCCAATCATTGGGGAAACCAATTCCAGAGAAACTGATTGCAGGGTATTTTGCCGAAAGACAAAACAAAGAATTCCTTAACTCAGCCTTCCATTCTTCTCTGGGCATGATCCTCAACATAGCCAGGATACAGGAAAAGAGGCTGTCACTCATTACATCTTTATGATTTCTGAAAAAACGCGCATCGAGAGAAACACGGGGACTACAAATGTTCTGATATAACCGGCTGTAATGAGCACAGGCGTTTCTGAGGACCGAAAAGCTATGAAGCCAGTTTGTCAGGTGGCTTGCATCTGTGTCCATATTTGCAGCAATAAGTTCCTTATCAGCCAGAAGCATATTACTGAACAATTTGGATAATCGTGAAAAAGAAAGAATTTCAACAGCGCACCAAAGAGGCATTCTACCTTCAAAATTATTAATATGGTGAGCGACGAAAGGCTGCTGGGCATTTTTCTGAATCTGTAATTCAAGATCAGAAAGAAATTCAGCATGAAAATCCGGATTACAAAACAGGGAGGAATCATAATAGGCGCCGCCATTGCGACCGTGAACTAAGGAAAAGACATGAGCGATTTTTGTACGAGAGTATACTTCGATCAGCTCAAGCGCATCCATCAGAATGCTACGAAGATCTCGATCAAAATTCATAAGGGTCACAATGGAGTCAAAGGTAACTCCTTTGTGATACTTGTTATTTTCCTTCTGGAAGAGAAAAGCATATCCAGAGAACCGATAATAGTTCTTTTCACCGAGAATGCGTTCAGCCTCGGAATGGTTTTCAACAATCATTCCTCTCGAAATAAGCAGATCAACCTGCTCGGAAAGAGTCAACGCGGGTTTCAAATCACGCATATAACACCTCATAAATAAAAGGCCACTCTTACGAGTGACCTTTTATGGCCCCCAGGTACGCTTGCAAGCAGAGGCGCGGGCAGCTCTATCACTCGTAGTTTACAATAATGTAACAAATATCGTCAAGTGGGTTTTCCACATGTGGACAAAAAGAATTTATCCACAGATGACGACTATGCCGTCTGGCCGGAGGAGGTATCTTTTTTCGGGGCATTGGCAGCGGCGCTGTTCTCCAGCATGGTGAGGGCGGCTTCCCGGATCACGGGCTCAGCCGCACGATAGGCGGCTATCAGATGATGCTCATCAGAGGACAGTTCTGTTGGATCGTCGTCAAGAAGATAAGAAGAAGGAACATTAAAAACGCGGCACAAAGAGGAGATGGTTGATCGTTTAAGATTTACCACCATGCCTTTTTCATATTTGTTTACAGCTGAGCGTTGTACACCAATTTCACGTGCAAGATCGTCCATTGTCATGTTTCTACTGATTCTAAGCGAATGAATCTTTTCTCCTAAAGTCATTAAATTGATCCCCCTTTCGGCGGGATTCATTCTATCAGATAAAAATTCATGTGTAAAGAAAAAAGTTCTTGACAAGACACAATGATATCATGTATATTTGTGTCGCAAAAAGACACACTGTGATCGAAAGGAGACAAAAAGATGAATAGCAACATGTTAAAAAGTGTGATCGTAAAAAATGGGGATACGCAGGCTAAGTTGGCAGATGCGATGGGTATGCAGGTATCAGCTTTGAACCAGAGAATAAACGGACAGATCGAATTTCGAAGGAATGAGATCAACTTCATCAAAAACAGATATAATCTGTCAGCAGATGAGGTTGATGTCATTTTTTTTGAAGAATTAGTGTCCGCATAAGACACAAGAAAGGAGCCCAACAATGAAACCACAGTTACTGAGCCTGGAGTGCGAAATCTTTGACGATTTCCGGGAGAAGCTGGACAAAGCGATCACCGTGGCCATGCGGAACATGGTGAACAAGGGGCTTATGGCCGGCACCGTGACGGGGAAGATCAAAATCGAACTGGACGAACAGGTCACGGAAGACGGGGAAACGGTTTACGCGCCGAAGATCGAGCCGGTGATCGATATCAAAATCACCGCGAAGGGAAAGATCGAATGCGGACTGCAGAACGGATTCCTGATGAAGCCGGACGGGGCGGAGGGATTCGTCATCGGCACGAACCAGGTGAGCATGGACGAGCTGCTGGAGGAGCAAAGAGGCGCATGAAAGACAGATGGATTGTGGAATGGGCGGGAGTCGGGAAATACAAAATCACCTGTCCGCAATGCGGAAAGGCGATGATCAGCAAAAGGATTGAAGCCAGGAGCCGGTGCGACAGCTGCGGGGCCGTATTTGGAGAGAAAAACAAAGTCTACGCGATCACATCAGACGGAAAGCTTATAGAAGAGAAAGGAGAGAAAAGGGGCCATGGTTTTCATCAGTCAGGAACCAGATCGGTTCAAAGTAGCAATCGCGGACAAAGACAAAAAAACTGAGGCGGAAGTAACGAAGAAAGGAATTTACTTATCCGTTGGGGCGGATAAGGTGCCGTCTCCGTTATCGACCAAAGGCTGATTGCAGCGACAGGTGATTGAATTGGCATGGGTTTCCATTTCAATCACAAAACCATTCGGGTATGTACTGCGCGTGATGATGGTTTCAGGATCATGATGAAGGACTTCATTCCGGATTTCTGAAACAGAGGAAACACCAGGCGTCAGAATGGTTTGTTTACCATCCAGAAGGATATACACATACTCCATAAGATTACCTCCCGCCATGGCCCCGCGGGAGATTATAACACAGAGAAAGGGGAAGCAAAATGAGCGAATACATCCAGGTCGGCGTGATGGCCATGCGGGATCCGATGACGGGCGGATTCCTGCCCAGCGTTCCGCTGTACGTCCGGGAAGAGGACGCGGGGAAGGTGGAGACGCCGGTATTTGACGACAGCCTGATCCAGGGGCTGATGGAGAAATACAAGGCCTACAAAAAAGAAGAGCGGAAGGCTCGGAAAAAGACCGCGCAGAAAGAAGAAAGCCGCTGATGTTCCCGCATCAGCGACCGAAAGGGGTAACCAGAAATGATCACCAGGGAGAAGTATACAACAAGTCAAGAGGAAAGAAAAGATCTGGGATGGATGATCGCCGGAGCGCTGGCGGTCGGAATGCTGATCGGCGTGATGCTGGCCTGCCTGGCATTTACCGGGGAAGCGTACGCGGAGGGCGAAGAAGAACGCTGGGTGATCTGCCAGCCGGACAGCTTCGTTTTCATCCGGGAAAGACCGAGGAAGACCGCCGGCGAGAGCGGACGGCTGGAGCTGGGGGACCGGGTACGGACGGACGGAAAGAAGAGGGGCGGCTATATCCACATCATCGACGCCAGCACCGAAAGCGGGGACGGATGGGTGGCAGCGCGATACCTGGTCGGGGATCCGCCGGTCATCGAAACCGGAAGGGCATGGAACGCGAGCGGCGGCCGGGCGGCCATCCGGAGATATCCGGGGGGAAAGCGGACCGGGTGGCTGAAGAAAGGGGCGGAGGTCACGGTATACGCCTGGACGGCGGAATGGTGCGTGACCAGCCGGGGATTCATCCGCAGCGACTGCCTGGAGGGGGAATAACGATGCTGAGCATGGAGGAGCTGGCGAAGGAGTGCGTCAGGATCGAGAAGGCCGGCGGGGACGTGCTGGCCTATCTGCGGGAGCAGGGGAAAATATCACCGCGGGGAACGTGGTTCAGAATACAAAGGGAGATACTGGAAAGGAAGGAATGGCGGATGACGGACGGACACGGAAACAGCGAGCGGAAAACGATCGGGAAGCGGTCGATGGAGGAAAATCTGCAGGTGGTGCTGCAGGCGCTGCAGGAGAAGCGGAGCCCGGTGCAGGCGCTGCGGGAAATCGGATACAAGGTGCCGGAGCAGACATACCGGGAGATCAAGGTATGGGCGATGGAGCACCAGCCGGAGACGGCCGGGGAGTTTCCGAAGAACCTGAAGACGTGGCAGGCGGAGAACAGGAAGGGGAACGACGGCCTGTTCAGCGGGAAAAAGCCGAAGGAGCCGGCGGGAGAGACGAGGACGGTCACGGTGGCAGCCATCAGCGGTGCGATGCGGACCGAGACGGCGGACAAGGCAAAGATCGAGGCGCCGAAGGTGCCGGAGACGGAGACCGGGGCAACGGAAGAGGCGAAGACCGACGGAGCGGAGATGCCGGATATACGGATCGTAATGGATGAGACTGGAATCCGCGTTGAACGGAAGCCTGAACGAAAGCCGCCTGTTACGAAGCCGGTCAGGTACGGCGGGTATGACGTGACGGCGATCCGGAAGACGGGCATGGGGGAATTCTACCATGACGTGCAATACAGGACGGTGGACTGGCGGAGTCCGGAGGGTGAGGAGATCAGCCTGTTTCCGGAAGAATGGATGAAGCTGGCGGAGGAGATTCCGGAGGTGCTGGGAATCCTGGGGGTGAGACCATGACGGAAGCGGATATCAGCCGGGAGATTCCGGAAGGCAGGGCGGAGGATTACAGACAGGGATTCACGGACGGACACCGGCGAGGATTCATGGAAGGATTCCACGCCGGGATCCGGCGGGTGATGGAAATGCTGGAAGGGGGCGTGAAGAATGGCGGAGATCACGAGGAAAAGCGTGCTGACTGAGTGCCTGGAATACGAGCGGGGACTCTGGAAGCTGTGCAGCCGGAAATATGACACGCTGGTTCCCATGGAGGGTATGGAGGACAAATGGGACGAGCAGCGGGAAAAATGCAGGATCCTGGAGGATCTGATTCACGCGTACGACAGCAAGCCGGTACAGGATGCCCTGGCGAACTGGCAGAAGCGGATTATGAAAGAGGATAAGGAAGGAAAGGAGCACAGGCTGACGATATGAACGAGATCAGAATGATACCGATCGGAGACATGGAACATCATCCGGAAAACCCGCGGAAGGACCTGGGCGACCTGACGGAACTGACGGAGAGCATCCGGGCCAACGGGATCCTGCAGAACCTGACGGTGGTGGCGGATCCGGAACGGAACAGGTACCTGGTAGTGATCGGAAACCGGCGATACGAGGCGGCCAGGGCGGCTGGGCTGACGGAACTGCCGTGCGTCATCAGCGACATGGACCACCGGACGCAGATTGCCACCATGCTGGAAGAAAACATGCAGCGGAGCGACCTGACGGCATACGAACAGGCCCAGGGGTTCCAGATGATGATGGATCTGGGATTCACGGAGGCGGAGATCAGCGAGAAAACCGGGTTCAGCCGGACGACAGTAAGCAGGAGGCTGAAGATGGCGGAGCTGGACGGGGAACTGTTCAAAAAGGCCATCGGGAAGCAGATCACCATGGACGACCTGGACAAGCTGGGGCAGATCCGGAGCATCAAACAGCGGAACGCACTGCTGATGAAGTACGGGGAGAACAACTATGACTGGGAAGTGAACCGGGCGATCAGGCTGCAGAAGGCGAAGGAAAAGAAGCCGAAGGTGATGGCGCTGATCCGGGAGGCGAAGATCCCGAAGCTGCCGGACAAGGACAGGTACAGCGGGAAGTATCAGCGGCATTACAACCTGACGGTGCGGTTCGACGAATGGCAGGAGGGCCAGCAGGTCGTTCCGAAAATGGAGGATATCTATTACCTGGACGACGAGATGGAAGTCGAGTTCTACCAGAAGGAAAAGAAAACAAAGGCCGCGCCGGTGCAGAAGAGCGAGGCGGAACGGGCGGAGGAGAAACGGGTCGAGAACGCCTGGAAGAGCGCAGAGCGGATGACCAGAACGGCCGGGGAACTGCGGAAAGCATACGCGATGGACAAGATGAACGTGACGCCGAGCAACGCGATGCAGATGCTTAGATGGACGCTGATCGCGGCCATGTGCATGATGTTTGACTACGATACGCCGAACAGCACACTGCGAAAGACGATTCCATTAGGAAACTACAGCATCCAGGAGAATCTTGAGGCGGTATTCAAGTGGCTGTATTCCATGCCGCAAAGAAAATGGCCGGCGCTCATCCAGCAGATCTTTGAGGGGGACACGGAACAGAAAAAGTGCTTCCAGGGATATGTGGATGGAGTCCGATACAGAATGCCGCAGTGGAAGAAGAATAAAAAACTGGATATGGAATACCTGTGGCTCAGGGAGTTCGGGTACACCATGAGCGAGGAGGAAGAACAGCTGCAGATGGGAACACATTATCTGTTCCAGAAAGAGTTCAAAGGGGAGGCGGCAGGATGACAAACCGGTGCAGAGGCTGCGGGGCGGAGGTTATCTGGATGAAAACACCGGAGCGGCGGAAAATGCCGGTGGACGCGGAGCCGGTTTGGGTGAAGCTGGAAAACGGCGGAAAGACATTCATCCGGAGAGACGGGACGTTCGTATTCGGCAGGAAGGTGGGGGACGCATACGACGATGAGGATCCGGACACCAACCTGATCGAAGCGTATGAAAGCCATTTTGCCACATGCCCGGTGGGAGGGCAGTTCCGGAACCGGCAGCCGCGGCAGAGACCCAGTGGGTACAGATAAAAATGAGAGTATTGCCAAGAAGTTTCCTCCGGATTAAGGCAGGGCAGTGATCCGCCATCCGGAGACAAGGGCGGCCAGGAGGCCGGCGATTTCCAGAGTCTGATGTTTTTGAGGAGGTGAAACCGCTCCCCACAGACAAAAGGATGTGCCAGCGCCGGGGCCGGTTCAATTCCGGCTCCGCCCATTTTTATTCCTATTATAAAGAGCATCCGGCGCGGACGCGCGAACACGGGGACGGATTCCCGGTTGAGAGGCTTGTAATGAGTATTATCTTAACGCACACGGAGGACGGATCAGCGATGATCCGGGATGCCGGTTCATGAGTCGGATCATAATCATCCGGAAAATGATTGTTGTTTTCATCGGGAAGGGGGTGTCGGGGGAAACGCGCCAGCGTGTCCCCTGACCGTATAGCAGCGGAAAGGAGGTTGTCAGGTGGGCTGGGAGTATGAAGGACTGTTCGACGTGGAACTGGTTCCGGAAGCGGAAGATCTGATGTCCACCTTCTGGAAATGCGAAGCGACATCCGTCCGGGTGGGCCAGATGGGATACAGGACAAAAACGACGAAGGCCGGGCCACGGCTGGAAGCGGAGGTGTATCCGATCTTCGGCAGGAAGACGGAGCAACAGGCCAGGGCGGCGAAGGCCAGGATCACGCCGGAGAAACAGCAGCGACTGAACATGGAGCGTGCAAAGCGCCACTTTATCCAGCTGGTGGATGCCAATTTCACGGACCAGGACATTCACCTGACGCTGACCTATATGGACGCGCCGGAATACAAGCGGGCCAGGAAGGACCTGCGGAACTTCCTGAACCGGGTGAAACGGCTGCGGGAAAAACGGGGCATGGAACCGCTGAAGTATGCCGGCATGATTGAGGGCAACGATGACGGCAAACGGGAACGGATCCATATCCACCTGCTGATGAACGGCGGGGTGGCACGGGAGGAACTGGAAAAGATCTGGGCCAGAGGGTACGCGAACGCAGACCGGCTGAGGCCGGATGAGAACGGCCTGGAAGCCATCGCCAGGTACATCGTCAAGCAGCAGAAGAACCGGAAAAAGTGGTTTGCAAGCCGGAACCTGAAACAGCCGAAGAGCAGAACGAGCGATACGAAGATGTCCAACAGCAAAGTGAAACGGATCGCTCATGATTTCCGGAACGAGGCGAAAGAAATCATGGAGAAGGCATATCCAGGGTACAGCTTTACGAAGTGCAGCGTGTTTTATTCGGACATTGTGGACGGGGTCTACATACGCTGCGTCATGAGACAAAGAGGGGGTGGCAGGACGTGAGATATCTGCCGTGTTGGAAACAGATCGGAATCAGCAAGGACAGGTATATCGAATTGCTGCACTTTTGCCGACAGTATCCGGAATGGATCATGGAAGCGAACAGCTTGCTGGGCATCCGGGGAATGAAGCAGGACGGTCAACCGCGGGGAAACGGGAAAACGGATCCGGTGGTAATCGCAGCGGAACGAAGGGAAAGTCTGATTCGGAAGATCGGAATAGTGGATGAATGCGCCAGGGAAGTGAGCCATGGAGAATGGTACAGGGCGCTTGTTCAGAATATCTGCTTCGGAAGACCGTACAGCCAGATCGATATTTCACTGATGCCGACATCCCACAGGCCGGACTTCTTTGCGAAGCGCAGGGAGTTTTTTATGGTGCTGGACAAAAGAACGGAAAAATGAATCTGGAACTCTATGGGGAATGATTTCGTGATATTGTGTTACTGTCGGAAAATTGCAAAGGTGCTTTCCAGGCGCAGGCGGCTCACAGATCATGGGCTGCTGTTTTTACTGGCGGGAGGATGTGATTCAGATCGGTGGCCGTGGAGCTTCCAGCGGGGTGAGCGATAAAGAGAAACCTTACGGATCTGAATATAAAAAACTTTATCAAAGCGGGAATATCAAGTTTGTACAGTCGAACAGCGGATCAGCAAAGACACCAATGGAAACAATGACACACGGAAGGGTATATGCTACTGTTAATGATCGAGATCAAGTAAAAGCGATCACTTACTACGATAAACACAACAAGCGGTACAAACAGATTGACATCATCGGGAAAAAGCACGAGGTTGACGGAGAAAAGATAATTCCGCACACGCATAAAGGCTATGTGCATGATGAGCGCGGAACAAAAGCACCATCCGCAAAGCAACAGAAGATGATTGACAGGGTGCTGAAAGCATGGCAGAATAGAAAAAGCAAGTGATTAGTTTACGAGTGAGAACATCAGGGCTTGCGGTGTCGGATCAAGCCGACAAACGAAAATGCCTGCCTAAACGGCAGCGCTAACAGAGTGCCGCAAGTACAATAGGGCCGGTTGAAATCCGGCACGCTTGCCAAGGCGAAGGAGAAATCCTCCGCCTTTTTATGTACAGAAGGAGGGACCATGCCAAACGGAAAGCTGTATGAGAATTTAAGCATTTTCTTTCCGGATTGTTCTTCCTTTGTAGGGTGGGGACAAATTCCGATAATCAAACCAATTCAGATAATCAGTGTGCAGCGCTGGCTGCCGTTCAACATAGCAATCAACAGAAGGATCGATGATGAAACGGGAATCCATATGTTCCTGGATGATTACCAGATCGAGAGATTATGGAATACACCGAACAAATACATACCGCTACTACAAAAGGCCGGAGCTGTTTGCAGCCCGGACTTCTCTATGTACACAGATACGCCAACAGCTCTCAATCTTTATAACCATTACCGGAAGCACTGGCTGGCGGCATTCTGGCAAACAAAGGGAATTACGGTTATACCAACGATATGCTGGGCGGATGACAAATCGTTTGAATGGTGTTTTGATGGTGAACCGGAAAATGGCGTGGTTGCTGTTTCAAGTATTGGCGTAATGAAAGACAAGAAAGCAAAGGAACTATTCATGACGGGTTATACGAAAATGGTCAGTGCGCTGCATCCGAAGGAGATTCTTTTTATGGGCAATATTCCGGAAGAATGCAGCGGCAGGATCATACCGATGGAACGATTTACAGATACCATCAAGAAAGAATAAGTTCACAATTCAGCGGGACCGGACGGTCTTCTCCTTGCCGGCCGGGGGTCGCACTCCATACAAGGCGAGGAGGGTCCGGGGTGCAAACGAACAAACAAGCATGGCGGGAGCAACAGAGCGGGTTCTATAAACAGATCACATGGATGGACTGTGCGAAGGCTTACAGAAGGGATCATCCATTATGCGAACGATGCCTGGCTATGCACAGGATTACGCCGGCTGAAGAAGTACACCACAAGATTAAACTGACACCAGGCAATATCAACAAACCGGATATCGTGCTCAACTGGAACAACCTTGAAGCTCTGTGCAAGAAGTGCCACCAGGAAGAACACAACCGGGAACGGACGGAGAGCAGAAGGAATCATCGTCGGTGGTGCGTGGACGAAGCCGGGGAGATCGTTCTCAGAGACTCCCCCCAGGGAGCGTAACCCATGAGAGGGGGCTCGGCACCGGGGCGAGGGCAGGAAAATCTCTCGCGAGCGTGCGCGCGGGATTTTTGGATTTTGGCCGGGAAGGCAGACAGGAGAAGATTCGGAGCCGATTTTTGAAGAGTTACCGGAGGAGGGACCAGGATGGCGGCAAGCGTAACCAGTCTGAAAAAGCTGATGGCGCTGGGAGCCAGGTATAAAGTTGACAAGGAGGAGGACTTCGCAGCCAGCGCAAAGACGTTTGTCCAGGAGGCGCAGCTGATCGCCCAGATGCGTGCACAGCTGAAGGCGGACGGGCTGACGGTCAGCAAGGAATACGTGAAGGGCCGGCAGAACGTGACGGCACATCCGCTGATCGCGGAAATCCCGAAGCATGTTGACTGCGCCAACCGGCTGCTGGCGAACATGGCCAGCATCATCGCCACCCGGGGAGAAATGCCGGAGCAGGCGGAGGATGATCTGGCCGGATTTCGGATGAACTCATGAGCGGAGGGAGAAAAGGCGGGGCTCTGATCCGGACAGCGGACGATAACGCGGTCATCGCATACTGGCGGGCGATGAACTCCGGGGAGATTATCGCAGGGAAATGGATTCGGCTGCTGTATGACGTGATCATGCAGGGAATATCCGACAAGCGGTGGTTCTTCGATAAACGGAGGGGAGACAACGCCGTTGCTTTTATCGAGCGTTACTGCCACCATTTCAAAGGCAAACTGGCGCCGGGCAGGATCCGGCTGGAACTGTGGCAGCGGGCCAGTATATTCCTGATTTTCGGGGTGGTGGATTACCAGGGGCGGAGGCAATTCCGGGAGGTAGCCTGGTTCATCGGGCGGAAGATGGGAAAATCCCTGGTGGCTGCCGGGATCGGAAACTATATGGCATACGCGGCGGGAGAATTCGGATCGGAGATCTACTTCCTGGCCACGAAGATCGACCAGGCGGATCTGAGCTATTCATCCTTCGAGTTTAACGTGAACCATGAGCCGGAACTGGCGAAGCGGACACGCAGCACCAAACGGGGCCTGGTAATCGACGAAACCAACACGATCGTCCGGCGGCTGCCGTTTACGGACAAGAGCTTGGACGGCCTGAACCCGATGTTCTTCCTGGGCGATGAGCTGAGCAGCTGGCCGGCGGCCAAAGGGCTGCGGGTATGGGAAGTCATGATGAGCGGTGTCGGCGCCAGGGAGGAGCCGCTGGGAATCGGGATCACTTCCGGCGGATATGTATCCGCAGGAATCTATGACGAACTGTTTTCAAGGGGAACCGCATTCCTGAACGGAAACAGCCGGGAGGAACACCTGCTGCCGATCTTCTACCAGATCGACGATGAATCGAAATGGAACGACCTGCAGGAGCTGCGGAAAAGCCTGCCGGGGCTGGGCGTATCCGTGTCGGAAGAAAGGATCCGGGACGAGATCGCAACAGCGGAAACCAGCGCCAGCAAGCGGACGGAATTCCTGACCAAATACTGCAACCTGAAGCAGAATCCGACCATCAGCTGGTTCACCGCGGCGGAGATCAGCAAGTGCTTCGGAGAAAACCGCATGACGGCGGAAGATTTCCGGCACAGCTACGCGCTGGGCGGGATTGATCTGAGCCTGAGCATTGACCTGACGGCCAGCATCGCGCTGATTGAAAAAGGCGGGGTCACCTACTTCCTGCCCATGTTCTTCATGCCGCGGGATCTGATGGAAAAGGCGGAAAAAAGGGACGGGCTGCCATACCGGCAATACGCGGAGCAGGGATGGCTGAGACCCAGCGGCGAGAACCAGATCAATAACGTGGACTGCGAGAACTGGTTCTATGAGCTGGAACGGGATTACGAGATTCTGTTCCCGAAGACCGGATATGACCGGTATACGGCCGGGTACCTGGTGGAAAACATGAAGGCGAACGGCTACGACATGGAGAGCGTCAGCCAGGGGCCGAACCTGACGGGCGTGATTATTGACACGGAAGGAATGATCCGGGACGGGACGCTGCAGTGCGCCAACCAGAATCCGCTGATGAAGGTGCACATGGTGGACAGCGCATTGCAGATGGACACGCTTGACAAGCGCCGGCAGCTGGTGAAGATCCAGCGGGGACCGCACATCCACATTGACGGTATGGCGGCGCTTCTGTGCGCCATGTGCATGCGGCGGAATTATTACCAGGAGCTGGAAGGCATGCTGAAAAACCAGCGCGGCGCCTGAGGCAAGGAACGAAACGGGAGACAGGGGCGGAGGAAAAGATGGGACTGATTGATTTTTTCAAGAGCAGGCTGAAGGAGGGGGACCGGGTTTCACCCAACCGAGATATATCACGGTTTGAGATGTTCAGCGCATATACGCCTGTTTTCCGGACGCGGAGCGGGGAAATCTACGAAAGCCAGCTGGTGCGGCAGAGCATTCACGCCCACGCACGACACGCGATGAAGCTCAAGGCCACATTCCAGGGCAACGCGGCAAAGGGACTGCAGCGGACACTGGAAACCGGGCCGAACGAATACCAGAGCTGGCCGGATTTTCTGGAACGATGCGAGAACATCTACCAGAGCCAGAACAACCTGTTCATCAGTCCGATCCTGGATGAATTTGGGCAGGTTACCGGATACTGGCCGCTGTACCCGTCGGGATGCGAAGTCAGAATGCAGGGAAACGACGCTTTCCTGCATTTTACTTTTTCCAACGGGAAACGGATGGCTATGGAGCTGACGAAAATCGGGATCGTCCGGAAGCATCAGCTGCGGGACGATTTTTTCGGAGAGAGCAATAAAGCCCTGGATCCGACGCTGGATATGGACGCTATGACCGTTCAGGGGATCATCGAGGGCATCAAAAACGCCAGCGGATACCAGTTCATGGCGGAACTGGCCAACAAGCAGTTTGACGAAGACGTCAAGAAGCAACGGGAGGAATTCGACCAGCTGAACTTCGGGAAGAACGGCGGACGGGGCCTGCTGCTGTTTAACGGTAACCTGAAGAACGTCAAGCAGATCGAGCCGGGGAAGCTGCCGGTGAACGCGGCCCAGATGAAGCTGATCGAGGACAGCGTGATGCAGTACTTCGGGACGAACCCGGATATCCTGATGAACACCGCTGACTCCGCCAAGCTGAACGCTTTCTATGACGGGGAGACGGAACCGTTTGCCATCAAACTGTCCGACGCAATGACGCGCATGACGTTCAAGCCGGCGGAGATCCACAGGGGCAACCGGATCATCTTTGCCGGGAACCGGCTGCAGTATATGAACGTGTCGGAAAAGGTGCAGGTATCCAAGGAACTGGGAGACCGGGGTGCCATCATGATTGATGAGATCCGGGAACTGTTCAATTATCCTCCACTGCCGGACGGGAAAGGCCAGCACGCGCCGATCCGCGGGGAATATTATATGGCAGACAAGGGCAAGGAAGACAACGGAGGATCAGACAAGAAAGACGGCGGGGAGGACAAGAAAGATGCAGGAAAAGAATAAGCGGGAAATCCGGATGTTTGAATTTGAGGTCCGGGCGGAGGAAAGCCACGAGCATGGGAAAAGCATTGTGGGAACGCCGATCGTATACGGTCAGGTGACGGATCTGGGATGGTACCGGGAAGTCATCGATGAGGGTGCGCTGGACAAGGAGACAGACCTGAAGGACGTGCGCTTTCTGATCGGCCACGATACCGGCATGGTGCCGCTGGCCCGGAGCCGGAACAATAACAAAAACAGCACCATGCAGATGGAAATCACCCGGAAGGGCATGGAGATCCGCGTGGATCTGGATACGGAGAACAACGCGGACGCAAGAAAACTGTATTCAGCGGTGAGCAGGGGCGACATCAGCGGGATGTCGTTCATGTTCATCGTGGATAAGGCGAACTGGGAGGACATCGACAAACCCAACCCGCTGCGGCATGTAAAGCACATCCGCAAGGTGTTTGAGGTCAGCGCGGTGGCATTCCCCGCCTATGAGGGCACCGACCTGCAGACAGCTTCCGAGAACGGAGCGCCGGAGGGCGCACGCTTCGCGCTGGAGAGCGCGGCGAGAAGGGAACTGGAAGAGGCCAGGGCCGAACACACCAGACAGAAAGAGCGCCGGGAAAAGGCGCTCGCCATTTTGAGGAGGTAAAAACCATGAAGGAAAAGCTGAAGAAGATGACCATCGCGGAGCTGCAGGCCCGGGCGACGGAACTGCAGGGCATCGGCAACAATCCGGAAAACCGGAGCGCCGAGGAACTGGAAACCCTGGCGGAGGAGCGCCAGGCGATCGATGAGGAACTGAACGAGCGCCGGGCTCAGGCTGCCCGCGAGCAGCTGCGCCGCGAGCAGGTGGCTGCCGGTACCGTGCCGACCCAGACCATTTCCCGGATGACCGCTGCTCCCGAAGCGCAGCAGCGCCGGTATGACGCCGGAAGCCCGGAATATCGCAGCGCCTGGCTGAAGAACCTGGCTGTGAGGGACGGCGTGAGTCTGTTTGGCGAGATGACCGCCGAAGAGCGGGACGCCTTTACCTTCACCACCGCCAACACCGGCGCTGTGGTGCCCACCGAGGTCATGAACCGCATCGTGGAACTGGTGGAATCCATGTACCCGATGTACAACGACGCGGAAAAGAGCAGCATGACCAGCGGATTCCAGATCCCGCGGCATACCGCCATCAACGCCGGCGACGCGGCGGCTACCAATGAAGGCGTGGCCAATGCGGATGAGAACGATTCCTTCGACTTCCTGCCGCTCTCCGGTGTGGAAATCAAGAAGCATCTGGTCATCAGCCGGAAGATGAAGTGGCAGAGCATCGAAGCCTTCCAGGACTGGGTGGAGAAGCATATCGCCGAGCGGATCGGCGTGGCGAAGGAAACCCGGATCCTTTCCCAGCTGGGCGACGCTACCTACGGTATCGGCAGCGGGAATATCGGTACCGGCATCGAGGCCACGGACGCGAATATCCGCGCCTATATGGCCAAGATCAAGGGCCAGGGCCAGAAGGTCGTTTATGCGAACGCGTACACCATCTGGAACATCTTTGCCGGCATCAACGACGGCGCCGGGAACAAGGCGTTTATCCCCAGTCCGCAGGCGGATCCTGTGACCCAGGGCGTACTGTATGGCGCTGTGGTGAAGCTGGATGACAACCTGGCCGACAAGGTGGCTTATATCGGCATCCCGAAGCGGATCCTGGCGAACAATTTTGAGGAGCTGTTCATCAACCATGCCATGGATCCAAAGACCTTCGAGGATATCGTGGCGGGGTACAGCCTGTTTGACGCTGGCCTTGAGAATCCGCTGAGCTTCGTGAAAGTAACTTTTCAGTAATCGGCGGCGCGGCTGACAACAACCCGGACGATGATATCCTGTCCGAGGCTGAACTCACCGCCTTGACGCTGGCCCAGCTCAAGGAACTCGCCGCCGAGAAGGGCATTACCCTGACGCAGACCACCAAGGCGAACATTATCGCGGAGATCCTGGCGAACCTGTATCCCACAACCCTGAGCGCCATGGCGCTGGGTGAACTGGAGCTGACGCCTGAATTCGCTGACGGCACGACCGTTTACACGGCGGGCACGACGAACGCGAAGGACAAGCTGAGCATCACGAAGACCGACGCAAACGCGAAGGTGACGGTGAAGCTGGGATCCAGCGAGGTGACCGCCGGAACAGACGGGAAGTACGAGATTACCTGGGCGGAAGGTGAGAATACAGTGACCGTCAAGCTGGAAAACGGCTATGAGGATGAACTGGATACCACCTACACCATCACGGTGACCGCGTCCTGACCGACGAACCAACAAACCCCGCGGAGGAACCGATCTTCCGCGGGGATTTATGAGGAGCGAAAAGCATGCTGAACGAAGCGAAACTGACATGCCAGGCACTGGACAGGGAATACGAACCGGAACTGTGCCGGCTGATCAGCGCGGCGCTGATCGAAATGCGGACCCGGGGCGTGATGATCCAGGGAGACTTCACCTATTCGGTTTCCGTGCCGGAGGGTGAGGATCTGCCGGAGGTTTCATCCTGGACGTGCACGATCACAGACGACTGGATCCGGACGGCGGTGCTGACCTATGTGAAAGCCAAGGCACCATGGACGGAGGGCGGCGACAAGCTGATGGACGCTTACGAGCAGATGCTGGACAAGATCATGCACACCACCGGATATCACCGGGGATGGGAGGCGGAGGACGATGGCTAAAGCCGGAGTGATCTGGCTCATCGGAGAGAATCCGAAGGCCCACGGCGTACATGACCAGACCGACAGGATCAGGCGAAGGGTGCTGTGCACCGTAAAGAATGTCCGGCAAAGTGAATACTACCAGGCGTACAACGGCGGGATGGAACCGGAATATCAGTTCAATCTGACGCTGGCGGCGGATTGGAATGAGGAACAACTGCTGGAATACAAGCCGAGATACCGGAAACGGCTTTACCGGATTATCCGGGCGTATGAAACGCCTTCCGGAGGTCTGGAGATTATCGCGGGGAGGGAACAGATGAATGACGAAAACGGCTCAGAAGCGACGGACAGCGATGATGCATTCATCGACCGGGCGAGGGGCCGGGAGTTCTGATGGGGTGAGACAGTATGGAGAAAGCGTCCAAGGTACTGAAGAACGACGCGGTGGACCGGCTGACGGAAAAGCTGTGTGAAACCGGGGTCAGGTTTGTCAGGGACGCCTGGGTGAACAAAGCGCCGGACAACTACGGCGTGACGGAGCTCCAGGGCGAACCGCGGCAGCTGTGGGCGGACGGCCATCTGATCGACTCCATGTGGCTGGTGGTTGTGACCCTGTTCACCGAAGACGGGGACGACAAATGGGAAGCGCTCGTGAATGATGCGCTGGCCGAACTGGAAGCGGACGGCGAGATCGACCTGACGCACACATGCACGCGGGCTTTTGATTATGAAGTCGGCAAGGTCAGGTGGCAGTGGCAGGTCACGATCTGCGGCGATCTGGTCCAGGAAAAGCCGGGTGAATACTGATGGCAAAAGTCACCTATGACCTGAGCGGCATCGAGGACAAGCTGGGGGCCCTGAACTCCCGGGAAAACATCCGGCGGATTGTGGAGGCCGGGAGCAAGGCGGCCATCGCCGCGCTGAAGCGGCGGACCCAGGAACACCGGCACGTGGTCACCGGCGAGATGGAAGAATCCATCGGCGCGGGGCCGCTGCATGAGGATCTGGGCAGCGCCTGGCAGTACGTATATCCCGGTGACGGCGGTCAGGACCGGGACACCGTCAAGGCTTACGTGATCAACTACGGCCGGGGCGGGAAACGGACGGCGAAGACCGGCGACAAGTTTATCACCGGCAACAAGAAACAACTGGACGAAGCGGTGAAGGCGGCCATGGCGGCCGAAGCTGACCGCATACTGAATGAAACGATGAGGTGAATGAAAGATGGCGAAGATCGGCATCAAGGGGCTTACGTACGCCCCGTACACCAGCGGCGGCGACGGCAGCGCGATTGTATACGGCACCGGCGCCAAGCTGGATGACTACATGATCCGGGCGGATCTGAGCGAGGAGCGCTCTGACGTCAAGTTCTACGCGGATGACCATCAGATCGACGCGGAGAACGGCATGACGGGCGTATCCCTGAGCCTGGAACTGGCGAACCTGACGGACGCACTGGAAAAGGCCTTCCTCGGCTATGCCGACGGCACCAGCAACGAACTGAACGTGACGGACGGCGACGCGCCTTTCGTGGGCGTGGGCTTTATCCGCAAGGAACGGTTCAAGGGCACTGCCACCTATAAGGCTGTGTGGATCTATAAGATCCAGTTCAGCAAGGACAGCGACAGTGCGCAGACCAAGGGCGAGAGCATCGACTTCCAGACGGAGACCCTCAGCGGTAACGCGATGGGCGTCACGCTGGCGGCTTCCGGCCCGGTGATCTATTACAGCGTGCTCCGGGCGGAGACCGAAGCGGCCGCGCGGACCTGGCTGAACGGCAAAGCCGGGATTTCCTAACCAACACAGCGGGGCGGAGGCCGTGCAACCTCCGTCCCGGCTTTTTCTATCAGTAAAGGAGAGAGATAAAAATGGTAGTTCTGAAGGTTGAGGGGAAAGATTACCCCATGCGAATGGACATGTACGCCATGGAGCAGATCGAGGAAGAATACGGCAGCATGAAGGACATGTTCGACAAGCTGCAGAAGGGCAGCGTCAAGATCGTCAAGAGCCTGTTCAAGATCCTGGCGAACTCCGCGCTGTCATACCAGGGAAAAGAGGAGACCGTTACCGGCGAGGAACTGAAGCGCCTCCGGGTATCGGCGATCAACGGCGTCGGCGTGGCCGTACGCGCGGCGATTGAGGAAGGAATGAAAAGCGAGACCACGGGCGGATCGGAAGCGGACGACCAGGTCTTTGACGTATATCTTGCGGAATTAGAATCAAAAAACTGACGAACCGGCGGGAGACGCGGATCCGGGAGTATTATGGGTACGCGCTGATCGCCGGGCTCACGTATACGGAAGCCAGAAGGATGAAGCCCGGGATGATCCGGGATCTGTACAACATCCGGTTCAAATACGACAACCAGATAACCGGAAACAAACTGAGGAAACAATTAGGACTGTGAGGTGGACGGGTTGGCCAACGATATCAAGCAGAAGATCGTCCTGGAAGGGGAGAAGGAATACAACGCCGCGCTGAAGGAAGCGCAGCGGAACCTGAAAGTCCTCCGGAGCGAACTGAAGGCCGAGACCGCGGAACTCGGTAAAAATGCCACCGAGCAGCAGAAGAACGAGGTCCGGACGAAGAACCTGCAGAAGCAGATCAAAGAGCAGGAAAAGATGGTCCGGGCCTACGAGAAGGCCCTGCAGGAAGTCAAGGAAAAGTACGGCGACAACGAGGAAGCCGTAGCCAAATGGCAGGTCAAGCTGAACGACGCCAGGACTGCCCTGGCGAACATGCGGAACGGCCTGAACGACATGGGCAAGGACTTCCAGAAGGTGGACAATGCCATCGCCGGAAGCGCTACCGAGGCGAAGAGCTTCGCGGATGCCCTGGAGAAGATCGGGGATGTAAGCTCCAGCGTCAGCAGTGCCATCGAGAAGGCTTTTGCCGGGATTGCTGGCAGTATCCGCGATGTGGTCGGGGACGTCTGGGCGAGCCTGATGGACATCTCCGCCAGGGCGAACGAATGGGGCGACATTGCCACCATGTGGGGATCCACGCCGGCGAACATCCAGAAATGGTTCCACGCGATCCAGAGCGAGGGGAAGGAATTCTCCAAGGTCAGTAACATGGTCACCAAGATCATCACCGGCGACCAGAAGAAGATCGCGGAAGCCTCCGGCGTCAGCGCGGAGAAGTACACGGACCAGTGGGAATACGCGATGGCGGTCATGGATAGCCTGAGCAAAAAGGACCTTGAAGGGCAGCTGCAGGCGCTCTCCGGCATGGGAATAAGCGGCGCCAAGCAGGAGGGCTGGATAGATCTGCTAGCCGCATGGAGCGACATCCAGAAGAACACGAAGGAATTCGACGTCACCGCCGGCGGGAAGGGCATCACCGAGGAAAACCTGAAGAAGGCGGACCAGCTGGCGAAGGACGTGGCCAAGATCCAGGAAAGCTGGCAGGCCCTGACGGACAACTGGTACCTGGAACTGTTCGGCGATCTTGCCCTGAACATCACCGGCAACGTCCAGAACATCCTTGATGCATTCCAGGAATACTTCAACGCGGAGGATCAGGCCGGGCGCGACGCGGCGATCGCGAAAATCAAGGAGAACATCCTGGAAATGTTTTACGCGATCCGGGACGCGATAAAGGCAGGGCTCGAAGCACTGAACAAGGTTGCGGATGAACTGCTGAACAGCGACGATGAAACGGCGCAAACCCTCGGCGGGATCCTGAAGAAGATCGTCGGCTGGGTGCAATGGCTCGGAAAAGAGGAAAACTGGGACAAGATCAAGACATGCCTGGAGATCGTGTTCGGCGCGTGGGTACTGGCGAAGGTGATGACCTTCGCGAACATGTTCGCGTCCATCGCGGCGAATATCGCGACCATTACAGCCTTCAAGGGCGTGGGCGGACTGCTGGGCGGCGCAGGCACTGCCGGCGCGGGGTTGTCGAGCATCCTGCTCCCGGTGTCCCTGGCTGCGATCACATGCGGACCGCTGCTGTATAAGCTGATCCACGGGCCGGATGATGCGGACGCGAACGAAGCGGTGCACACCTTTGAGACAATCAAGGCGGCGCTGAAAAACGGCAAGGTAAACGAAGAAGCGACGGTCGACGTGGTCGGGGACGTCCTGAACGGAAGACGGGGCCTGATGGATGTTTTGACCGACCCCCTCAATACAATGGGCAAGAACCTCGGAACCGGGAACGGATCGGACGCCGTGAAGAAGGGCCTGGCGACGCTTTGGACAGGGGAGGACCAGTTTAAGGATGATTCGTACCGCCCGGAATACGAAGAGAAAAACGAATACGGAATCACAAACGCGAACATGAACGCGCTGCTGCTTGCCAGAAACAACTGGAACAACGGCCTCGACTTCCGGGCCGGGGCTGACAACAAGTGGAAATACAGCAATTTCACGCTTGGAATGATTGAGACGCTGTCGAAAAGGTATAACCCGGAGCAGCTGACGGCGATGCTGTACGATATGCCGTTTATGGTGGGCCTGATCAATGATCGAAGCAATTACAAGTCGAGCGAATGGGAGGACTTTTTCTACAAACGCGGCGACGCTTTTGTGGAAGAAATGAACAAGCCGAAATACGGGAAACGGCTGACCAAGGCGGACCTGGGAGACCCAGTAGACATCCCGGCGTCCTCCTGGTGGTCGAATCCGTCCGGGCAGGCAAATGACAATCCAAAGGACGAGATCCGCAGTATGCGGCAGGACATTAACCGGCTGCCGAACACCATATTCAATGGGCTGAGCAGAATCCGGGTGTATATGGACAAGGAGCAGGTCGGATACCTGGTGGCCAGCGGGGTCAGCCAGGCGATCGCAAGGGGAATAAACCCATAAGCATGAGGTGAGACGATGCAGATGAAGCGGCGGGTGGCGCTGAACGGGGCATGGCTAGACGAAGTGGACAGCCGGATCGTTGTCAGCAGCGTGGAACCGGCGGACGGCCGGGAGAATATCTCCGCGGTGGATGCCGCCGCCGGATACGGGCAGCGGATCACCGGGAGACGGCGGAGCACGCTGGACATGGTGGTGAAGTTCCGGATCCTGGAGCACGGACACAGCGAGAGCGGACAGCAGGCCCGGGCGGAGGTGCTGGAAAAGGTCAACGCCTGGGCAGCTGCCGGCGGGGCGCTGACGGTCAACTACAAACCGGACAGGCGGCTGAACGTGATCCTGGCCCAGGCGCCCGGCGAGGGATCGCTCTGGGACTACACCAAGGAATTCCAGATTGTTTTCCGGGCCTATACGATCCCGTACTGGGAGAGCGCGAGCGCTGTGAACACTTCCTTCTATGCCGCAGCGGGCAGCGGGAACAAGAGCCTGGTGGTCGAGGGCAGCGCGGAGACACAGTGCGACGTGATGGTGGCCAACAACAGCGGAAGCACCATGAACAGCTGCACCATCAGCATCGGCGGAAAGAGCATGACGTTCTCCGCCCTGGGACTGGCCAGCGGAGAGACGCTGGTGGTGGATCACAGCGACGGGCTGATCCGGATCCGGATCCAGGGAAGCGGCGGAACGTTCCGGAGCGCCATGGCGAAGCGGACAGGGGCCAATGATTTCATGGTGGCGCCAGGAACCATCACATGCAGCTACACGGTGGCCAATAACTGCCGGATCACCGTCGGATGGAGGACAAGATATCTATGATGATCCTGATGAACGGGCACAGCCTGACGCCGAAGGACGCATTCCAGCCTGAGCGGCTGGCGGTGAACCTGAGCGAGCGGCAAAGCACGGCTACGCTGACGGTCAGCGACGAAGCGCCGGAGATCGCCCTGGACGACTGGATGCAGATAGAAAACGGGCCGGGAGCCGGCATTGTCTGGCGGGTGAAGACCATTGACGACCAGATCGACAGGCGGACGCGGACCATCACGCTGGAACATACCATCCAGACGCTGCGGGACCGGATCATGTTCGGGGAGATCAAGAGCAGCACCATCAGCGGCAGCAGCGCGAACCCGACGGCCCAGCAGGCGGTTCAGTACATCCTGGGGAACCAGAGCGACTGGACGCTGGGCGGGATCGCGTACAGCGTCAGCAATCCGTATTCATTCAACGGGGACGACTTGTTCTCCGCACTGGAGACGGTCAGCAGCAGCCTGGCGGACTGCATATGGGAATACGATTTCAGCAGCTACCCGTTCAAGCTGTACATCCGGCAGATGAGCGGCGACGTGGACAGCGAGATGCGGACGGACCGGAACATCCGGACCATGAAGCGGACCATCGACCGGAGCCGGATGTATACGCGGCTTTATCCGATCGGCAAGAACAATCTTCACATCGACGGGGACTACGTCAGCCTGAACGAGAATATATACGGCATCGTCAGCAAGGTCGAGACGGACCAGAGCAAAGCCAGCAAGGCAGAGCTGCTGCGGTGGGCGAATGAGCGGATCGCGCGGCACGCGGAACCGGCTGTGACCGTAACCATCAGCGGGCTGGAGCTGGCGGAGAAGACCGGGGAGAGCCTGGACAGTTTCACCATCGGAAGGAACTGCCGGGTTCCGCTGCCGGAATACGCCACCACGATCACGGAGCGGGTGAAGAAACTCAGCTATCCGGACGTGATCAGCGACCCGGAGGACGTGACCATCACGCTGGCAAACGAACTGCAGGACGTGGCAACGATCCTGAAAGAGCAGGCAGCGTCCGGCGGACGCGGAGGCCGGGCAGGGGCAAAGAACGCCGAAGAGGACCACGCATGGTTCGTGGACACGACGGACAAGGTGGCCATGGTGGCCGAGGCGGTGGCCGGGAAGGACGGCAGCGGGGATCCGAACTGGAGCCGGGTGGCGCAGCTGACGGTGGACGGCAGCGGGATCGACGCCCGGGTGACCTACGCGGAGGGCGTGATCGTCACCCAGGCCAGCCGGATCACCCAGACGGAGAAAGCGATCACCGCGGAAGTGACCCGGGCCACCGGCGCGGAGAGCACGATGAGCAGCCGGATCACCCAGACCGCGGACGCCATCAGCGCGGAAGTCACGCGGGCAACGGGCGCGGAGAGCGGCCTGAATGGGAAGATCAACGTGGAAGCCGGGCGGATCGGGCTGGTGGTGGAAGGAAGCGGGAGCGGGGCGACGGTGAAGCGGGCTTCGATCATCGCCGCGATCAACGAGGACAGCAGCAGCACGGTCACCATCAAGGCGGACAAAGTGGACCTGGGAGCCTATGTGCTGGCCTCCACACTGGACACGAACTGGATCAAGACGCAGATCGAAAACGCCGGACTGATCAGCGTGGGGACGCTGCAGATTGCCAACGGGACGACGCCGTACGGCAGCGCGAACTATGTGAACATCCTGAGCCTGACGCGGAAGTACCGGGTGGTCGAGGTCACGGACGGGAACAACAACGTGACCGGGTACAAATTACAGTACACGAACCTGCTGAACGGAGCCACATGGGTGGACTGCGAAAGCGGGGATCAAAGCGTAAATTTTAGCCGGGCCACTTCGCTGGGCGGTTCGTGGAGTGGCGATATTTACACGATTACCGCAAGCCCGCAGGGGAACAGCAAGAGCATCGGCTTTTCCGGGAACCCGGGGACGAACCACGTCCGGCTAACGGTGGTGCAGGACAGCGGGACGCCCACCAGCAGCAGCACGAATGAAAAATACATTGACGTGCCGGTAAAGGTGACCCAGAGCAACCCGAACGCGGCCAGCACGGATCGGTTCACCACCACGCTGCAGAACGTGAACGCAACGGCGGCATGGAACAAAGGATTCAGCGCCGGAGCGCCGACGGCGGCCACGCTGGGGAGCAAGGTGACCGGGACGACCTGGAATGTGAGCATCGCCCGCGGGAGTTATGCCGCGGTCGGGAAGACGATTGACCTGGCCAGCGCCTACACGGACGCCCGGAGCGGATACTATACCAAGCAGCAGTATAACGACAACTGGACAACCGGGTTCAACGCCGGCGTGCCAACCGGAGCGACACTCGGGTCCAAAGTAACGGGCACTACATGGAATGTCAGCATAGCAAGAGGCAGTTACGCAGCTGTTGCTAAAACCATTGATCTTGCAAGCGCTTACACGGATGCCAGAAGCGGGTATTACACTAAAGCCCAATATGACGCCGCGCTTGCTACCGTTCCTGCGGGGTATTTCAACAGCGCTGTTGTAGCGTTCGCGCCTACCGCACATGACGGAGCCGGATTAAACGATGGCGAGCTGGTGAATCCCGGCGTGCTTAGGGCTACAGCCAAAAACGGAAGCACCCAGTTGGGCTATAATGATACGAATTTGTACATAGGTAATAGCAGCTGGAGCAGCGGAAAGATGACCGTTGCCATACGTCTTGCCGCTTCCAACGGAAAAGTTATTTCCAGAAAAGAATTCACGATGCCGGCATCGCCAGATAAGTGGACATGGGAAAGCGCTACAACATCAACATGGAAAGTGACTTGTAAAGTAAACGGCAAGGAATACACGTCAACACACAGTAAGACATAAGGAGGTCAGGAACCATGGGAGAAAACGTAATACACGTGCGGGACGCGATCCTGAAGATCGCGGACGACCTGGACAATATCCGGATCCCGGACGGACTGACGGCGGCGCAGGCACGGCAGCTGGTGTTTGAAATCGCCAGGGCATCCGACAACCTGCGGCAATGCCACTTCGCGATGATGGAGCGGGAAGCGGAAATGGCAGAGGCGGAACAGAAGGCCGGGGAGCCGATCATTGAGCAGGAGGGCGTGAAAGATGCCGAAACTGAAGCTGAATGACGGCACGGAGATCGACGGCGCATACGCCCTGGAGAACGGCGGGACGCTGACGGCCTACCTGCCGGGCATGACGCTGGCGGACGGGTTCGGAATGCTGAACGACACGGAGAAGACAAAGAAGATCCAGGCGGAGCAATACGGACAGGAGATCACCTTCATCGGGTTCAAGCACCTGTTCAGCCTGCGGGAGGAACCGGGCGGGCTGCTGAGCGCGGGATTCCGGAAGAAATAAGGATCAGGAGGGACTGCGAGCATGTTTAACGTGGATCCGGCAACGAAAAAAATCACGCTTCACCGGGGCGACACCGGCGAGGTGACATTCACGGCCAGCGGATACAGCTACGGCAGCGACGACCGGGCGCTGTTCACCGTCAAGGACAGCGGCGGGACGGAAATCTTCAAGCGGGTGTATGAGCTGGAGGACAACGCGTTCACGGTCGAGTTCCTGAACGCAATGACGGACTACCTGACGCCGGGGATGTACAGCTACGACGTGCGCTACATCATCGACCCGGTATGGAGCGGCGAGGGCACGGACGCGGAGATCGTGGACGGCGAGCAGGTGACCACGCCGGGCAGCCCGTACGCGCTGGAAATCCTGGGCACGGTGGGCCAGATCTGACGGACAGGAGGGCAACGAAATGCCGAACAATGAGATCACGCTGGACGTCAGCGGCGGCGGCAGCGCGGATGTGACGCTGGAAACCACGCCGGGCACGGGCACGGAGATCGAGATGGACACCCAGGGCGGCGGCGGCAGCGACGGGCCATACGCCCGGAAGGCGGAAGCCTGGGCCGTTGGCAAGCGGAACGGGGTGGACGTGCCGAGCACGGACGAGACCTACCACAATAACAGCAAATACTGGGCCGAGAATGCCTCATTCCTCCGGGCGCAGCTGGCGGTTATGGTGGGTAACCTGGAGGGGCTGGACCAGGAATGGGAAGACGCGAAGGACAAGCTGGTGGACGAGCTGACGGGGACCGTGGAGGACGCCCAGAGCGAGATCCAGGAGGACATGGACGCGCTGCGGGAGCTGCGGCAGCGGCTGATTGACGACGGGCTGCGGAAGATCGCGGGGCCGAACCTGCTGAAGCAGAACTTCTGGACGAGCAACAATAACGAGACGATGCTGTACGGATCCGCCAGCATGTGGACAGGCTATAACGCCATGTACCTGAAGGGTCTGAGAACCAACACGAAATACACCTACGACCACGAGCCGACAACCGAAGAGCGGGCGGGGGCAAGCCGGATCTGGCAGACCACGGAGGACGGACAGGACGTCTGGTACGTCTACAAGGACGAGGACGACATCACGGAATCACTGGCCGCGCTGACAGGGGCCAACATCGTCACCGACCTGGACGGGGAAAGCTACGACAAAGCGATCCAGTTCGTCATCACCGCCAACAGCGCATACGGAAACCGGGAGGTGCTGTTTGCCAACTACGGCAACTGGGGCGCCGGGAAAGTCTACACCGGGGAAAGCGCCGTCCGGTATCCTACGGGGAATATCGAGGCGATGCAGGTGGGCCACCGGTACACGGTCAGCTGCTGGGTGCGGATCATCAGCGGGGACGGCGTGATGATCAAGTTCGGCTACGGCGGGACATATCAGAATACACCATACGGCGGGACCGGCGAAGAATCGGATTATATCACCGTAACGGGGAGCGGATGGCAGCGGGTTTACTGGACATTCGACTTCAACCCGACAGGGCCGCAGTTCACGGACAGCGACCAGCAGAGCGAAACCGTGGACGGGCAGACTGTGACATACGTCAACAGGACGGCGAACTGGACGAAGCGGGTGCTGTTCGAGGTTTGCCGGAAGTGGAACGCCACGGTGCAGATGTGCGGCTTCCGTTTACATGAGGGCGAAATGTGGGCCCCGGACCTGAGCGGGCTGATGGCCGACTATGAGAGCCTGCACCAGCGGCAGCTTTCATTGGAAGCGGTGCAGCTGAACCTGTTCGGCGCGGCCGGGAATGAATTCTGACAACAACGGAGGGGCAGGATGGTCAGCGAACTGAAATGGGAGATCCGGAAGATGCAGAACGGCGGGATCCGGATCACGATCACCAGCGCGGCGAAACAGCCGAACCAGCTGCTGCGGAATGCCCGGGAATACGCCGAAAAGTTCCGGAAGCACCTGGACCGGGCCGGGGATTTTTCAGAAATCCGGATCCACATCAACAGCGCCGGCGGGAACGCCAACAGCGCCTTCGGCATGATGGAAGTGCTGGACCAGGCGATCCGGCGGACGAGGGTGCCGGTGGCCACGCTGATCGAGGGGACATGCGGCAGCGCGGCGACCATGGCGCTGGCGGCCAAGGGGCCGACCTACATCACGGCCGGGAGCAGCGTATTCATCCACCGGGCGAGCATGGCGAAATGGGCGAAGAAGAAGGGCGTCTGGGCGAAAATCCACGAGCGGATCGGGGTGGACTGGGTGGAGAACTACCTGATGTGCACCTACCGGGCGGCCTGCAAATACAACGGGCACCGGATCAGCCGGAAACAGGCCCGGGAATGGATGGCTGCGGGGACGCGGTTCAGCGCAGAGGAAGCGGTGGCGGCTGGACTTTGCACGGCGATCAAGAGCCGGGATCAATTTGACAGGGAGGAATTGAGATGAACTACGTAACCAGCGACACGGAACTGACCGCCATCGCGGACGCGATCCGGGCAAAAGCGGGGACGCCGGACGAGATGCTGACCTACCCGGACGAGTATATCAGCGCGATCGAAGGGCTGGAAGATCACTCGGATGTGGAAAGCGTGATGAGCGCGATCCGGAGCAAGTTCCCGGAGAACCTGTGGGACCCGGAGACAGAATCGGCGCAGGTTGAGCAGGGAGTTTCCTACACCGTATCCGCATATGTGACCTTTGACGGGGAGAACCACCACGAAGCGTTTCATCTGACAATCAGCTCGCCTGGATACGTCGGGGAGATGATCTCCTGCTATATCAGCAATGCACCCGCCAGCGGGAGGGTGGAACGGCACAGTATTGCTTTTACGCCGAGCGGTGACGGCACGCTGACCCTGACACCCCCAAGCGGATACACGCTGGACCGCATTATGCTGGAAGTAGGCGGCAAGGCGACGGAATACCGGGACGGGGAGTACACATTCCCGGGAAGCTATGTAAACATGGTCAATAATATGACAGCGAAAGAAGCAACGGGGGTGTATTTCTGATGACATTTGCAGATCTGGCCGGCACGACGTGGAGATTCCGGGATGAGGTTCAGTTTGCCGCATATGCGATAGGGGTGAATTATGTTCTTGGATCCGACACCGAAGCGCCGCTGTTTTCCTGCAACGGGGTTGACTATCAGGTAATGTACATCGGAACGACGTACGACGGGCTTAAATTCGGGACAGCGGCCAGCACAAGCGAAGACCTGACGGTTGTATATGCCGGATCATGGATAAACGAGGCATACAGAACGGTCACATTCAAAGAGACTCTGAGCAGTTATACCTTCCGGACCAGCGAGGCGAACTTTATCAACTGGCTGAAGAACAATGCGGTCCGGCAAGGGCAGGAGGTCTACAAAGTTTATGAAGACCAGATCCAGGACATTGCGGACGCGATTCGTGGAAAGACGGGTGGAAGCAGCCCGATCACATTCCCGGCAGGGTTTGTAAGCGCGATCGGAAATATTACGCCGAAGCCTGGCACGACAAGCGTTAGCATCAGCGGGCCGAGCTCAAATACAACGCTCGCCCCCGGGGAAAAGGTGATTCTTGGCCAGATCCCGCTTGAACAGGTTTTGAAAGGGATTATCATCACGAACGTTGGACCCGCTCCGGACAGAACATTTATAAAGATTCCATCGGATCTGAGCGCGGGCAATCACCAGCCAGCCGTGGTGTATTACATCAATACCGGCAGTTCGTCAGTAACGCTACCTGCTAATCAGTTTGGCATGAGTTACAGATATTACAACAGCTAACAACAGGGGAAGGACGGAAGCCATGGGCGTGACGCTGGAACGGGACCCGGAGAGCGGACGGATCGTGGTCACGGACAGCAACGGGATCACATGGCCATACGACA